TTGTTGTTAGTCATGCACCTTACCTTTTTTTGCATGGGGGTATGTTTTTTAAGGTAAGGTGCTTTTTTTATGAGCGAAGGAATATCAGAAGAGTCCAGTTTAAAAACCAATACTGGCTTTGCCTTAAAACTAATTGGAGGTGTAATTTTTTGCGTCTGGTCGGGAGCTTCGATCATGGCACAAATTAATGCTCTGGAACTTGAGATTGAAAGACTTAAACATTCTGTTGAGCGCAACAGCTTCTTCACCGAAAATTGGCCGAAGGGAACCATTGGAGCATTACCAGACGATTTGGAGCAATTCATGCGAATTGAAGTTTTAGAAAAGCAAACTTTAAAGCATGAGAAGTTGCTGGAAGATATGAGATTCGGGAGGGCAGAGTGAAATGGGTGAAGTCCTGCTTATGCTTCTTACGGGCGGAGGGTCAACTGCAATGGGTGCAATGCTCAAAGGTGTATTTGGTTTTATATTTGAAACTAAGAGGCAAAAGCATGAGTTGGAACTCGCGCGAGAGAGTAGAGCAAATGATAATTTCATTAGACTCCAAGAGCAACTTTCTAAAAGTGGTGATACAAAGTCTGTTTCTTATACTCGTAAGTGGATTGCTCTGTGCGGTATTGGCACTTACTGCTTGTGCATACTCGCAACCACATGGTGGCCTCAAGCAGAATTCATTTCGATTTCCAACCCCACAGGTGAAGGAAGAACGGAATGGTTCTTTGGACTCCTCTCTTATCCATCGGCACAAAAACCAATCATTATCTCTAGCGGACACCTTGCCTTTATGGGGCAAACATCCTTATGTGCGATTCTCGGGTTTTACTTTGGGCCGTCCCCCAGAAGACGATAAATGATGGATATAAATTTCATATTTCAATTGATTACTGGTTTACTTATCGCACTTGGAGGATTCGTTTTAAAAGGTGCATTTAATTCATTAACCCAGCATGACAAGCGTATCAATAAGCTAGAAGTTGATATGGCACGAAACACTGCTGAAAACGAAAGTCTATTTAAAAGGTTAGATAATATAGAATCTAAATTAGATAGGCTACTGGAGGGTAGGCATGGCAAGATTTAGATCATACGGTCAATTAGATGATCCGCATGTTGAAGATGGAGATCCTGCGTTTCGTGGATTAGATCAAAATACAGAACCTACTTTACTTGAAACAGGAATTGTACAGCAGGCAGAAAATGTAAGGTTTGATCAAGGAATTGTTAGGTCAAGAAAAGGATTAGAAATTGCCAGCCCAATTGTTGGTGGAAAGGCATTAGTAAAATTTTTAGATCCAATAAATAACAGAGAAGATATTCTAGTAGTTACCAATGATAAACTTATTGGTGTAGGTCTAAATGGAATTTATATAGGAAACTGGGATAGGAATGAAGATACATGGAATAGTGCTTCTTATTTGTTTAACCAAGCAACAGTAGTAAACGAAGATTTAGATGAACCATACGGAGATGATGATGAAGTTTTTGGGATCCAAGCATTTGAGCAAGTTTTATTATTTTGTAAAGACAATCGCCCGAAAGCATGGACGGGTGGAACGAACACAGATGTTAATCAGTTGTCTGAAACTCCTGCTAATTCATCAGTGGACTTTGCATGTCCATCTGCCCCTTTTGGTTACTATTTCGCAAACAGGTTAATTGTACCTTATTACGAGGACAGTCCATCGACTACAGCATTTTCAGATATATTAGAACCAAATGAATTTATTAATCTTAATACTTTTTTCTGCAACAAAGGAACCGCAGATAAAACTATGGGATATGTTGGTTTTACCGAAAACCAAATTTTAGTCTTAAATAAGGAAAGCATTCATTTAATTAATAATGTCCATGCTTTGGAAACAAACTCAACTAGCTATGAAGTCACTAGACAATACGGGGTAGCAGGGCATAGAGCTTATGTTCAAAATGGAAGCTATATTTATTTTGTAACCAGTGAAGGTAACATTCAAGTTATGGTTCCATCTGGAGATCCAGCGAAAGGAATGGGGATCGCTGTGTCGAAAATAACTTTAGATCAAGAAGCATTAAGTAAACCAATTACTCCATTTTTAGAAACAGTAAACGCAACTTACTTGTATCGCTCAATTGTTCACTACCATAGAAATAAAATATATTTTTGTTTACCAGTTGGCGATTCTCAATACCCAAATGCTATAGCGATCTATGATTCATTAAATTCAGTTTGGGTTTCAATCGACACTTTTGAGCAAAGCTGGTTTCAGATCAGAGATTTATGCTCACTGGATAATGACTTGTATCTTTTGAGTAATCAAAAAGTTTATAAATATGATACTGGAACTGATGATGATGGTCACAGTATAATTTCAAAATTAAGAACTCGAGATTACATGTGCCAGACTCGAGATATTAAAAAATTTGTTCGTAGTACAATTAGTTACGGGGTCGATGAAGGAAGTAGTTTTAATATTAAAACTCACACTAAGTCACCAGATGTAACAACAATAAGTAAAGACACTTTTGCTGCGGAAGATAAGCCAAATAATTTAAGTCGGTTTAATTGCCGACAACGGGGTTATTCTGCAAGCGTAGAGATTCAGAATAGTGGCGCACCAATTAAGGTTAAAAGCGTAAGCATGGAAGCATTTGTCCACGCAGGAAAGGCTGCTGCAAATTATGGCAAATAAACCTACAGTCACAACTAAGCGTCCTGCTGTTGGGGTTGAGTTTACTCCTGCACTTTTTCAAGACGCAATCACACCAGATGTTATTTTTGATGAGTTAGATTTAAGCACTGTTGATTTTAATAATGCTGAATTAAATAATGTAAAAATTAATGGTGCGGAGTTTAGTGGAACAATTACTGGACTAACTGATCAAGGTGCATCGAACTTAGATGACTTGACTGATGTTGAGTCAATTAATCCAGAGGATCTTTCTGCTCTTCAATATAATGCATCTAGAAATTTATGGGAAGCTGTACCAACTAATGAGTTTGTGGATGGACTTATTGACGGTGGACATGCTGACACAATTCATTTGGAAATTCTAGATATAGACGGGGGGGGAGCATGACCACATTTAGGAGGATTCTTTTACGCAGAGATTCTTCAAATAACTGGAGTACACAGAATCCAGCTTTACGACAAGGCGAGGTAGGCTGCGATCTAGATGCAAAGAAATTTAAACTAGGTGATGGTTTCACATCATGGAATGATCTTCCATATATGAACGAATCTGAACTTCAATCAATAAGAGATGAATATGGTGATGAAGTATCATTCAATATTCATTTTGACTTAACAAAAATATAAAAATGAGTGCGACAGATATATTAGGAAAAATAGGTGAAAAAGTAGGAAGTGAATTTAATTCATTTCGAGTTAGTTTAGGTAATGTTTATTCGACTAAAGTTAGTCTTGGAAATTTAGCGAGTTCAGTCAGTACTAACACTGGGGATATTTCTACTAACACAAGTAATATTACTAACTTGCAGAATGCTTCTAGTAGTTATGCAACAAAAGTAAGTCTGGGTCAGACTCGTGTTTCAATATCAAATATGTTGAATGGCACAACTGCATTCTCAGACCTTTCAGCATTACGAGCATCAATTGGAGATCTTACAGTTACTGGAACGACTACCACTCTCAATACTCAGACAGTTGAGATCGAGGATAATATTATTGAGGTCAATCTTGCACCTATCACTGGCAATGAAACTGCCCAGACTGGGGGTATTCAAGTCAACAGAGGGTCTGGTAACGACAAGGCTAAACTTATTTGGAACGACACTGCTAGTAATTTTCAGTTCAAGTTAGGAACTGGTGATGCAAATATTGAAAAAGTAAAAGTACCAAGTGGTAGTGCCATTGTAATTAACAATGTTTCTTTAGGTAACTACGCATCTTTTGAAACTGAATTTAATGCTAATAAATAATGTCTGACATTCTTGGACAGATTGGTGCATTGGTTGGACAGGAGTTCAGTCATGTCTCTGATCGTTTTCAAGACTTATCTGGAGAAGATAACTACTCAGAAATAACTTATGATTCCAGTGGAAATGTTTCTAGTATATCAACATGGGTAGATGACACTAAAGCAAATCTGATTAAGGTAAAGACACTGACCTACACCACTGGGTCACTTACTGGAATTGTGGTCACAGATGGGAGTAATACTAAGCTAACTCAAACTTTAGCTTACGACTCAAGTGGAAACTTGGAAAGCATAGAAAAAAATTACGAATGAGTTTTTCTGAATTAAGTAACAAGATCACACAAACAGGGACTGACACTGATCTTAGTGGTTTGAATGGAGTGACAGGAGTGACTACTACGGTTCGTGGAAACCACACTACTTATACAATTGCTTCAACTCATTTTCTAGAGGTTCAAGGAACACTAAGCATTGATCCTGCCTATGAGACTTTGCAATTAATGAAGCAAGCGATAAACGCAGGCAGTGGACATGCACTCACAGTAACAGGCACACTGAATCTAGGTGTAAAAACTACTGCAAATGGGAAAGATAAATACTCAGTCGGTGTAGGAATTGATTTACCAAATGAGAATCTGACTGGTCAGATGTATCGTTTCTTTGGGATTTCGTTTGGTGGTAGCTCTACATTCTTATGGAATGGTGGAATAATTCGTACTACCGCAACTTTGCGAACTGCAAATGGGGCAACAGTCACAGTCAATAGTGGGATCTTTTATAACCTTGCAAAACAGGGATCATCCAACACAAACACATCTCAGTTCAGAATCGAGTCCTCTAATTCTACGAGTGATGCGAAAATAAACATTTACGATTTAACTTTCGATGGTGAAACTTTGGAGTCTAGGATTTTCACAAAAAGCGGATGGAATGTCGGAATTTTTAAATTTAAAAAAGGTGGATTCCAGAGTTATAATTCGCCATTTCCACCACTGACTTTTGAGAACTTTGACACTAGTCCAAACTTGCATGGCTTTGACATTATCAATGTTACGAGGGCACAAGCAGATGGGGAGACAATTACGATTGAAGGGTTCTCTGACAGACTAAGAGTCGAGCTTGATACTGGCAGAAATAATTTCATGTATCTAAAATGCGTTCGGCCAATAAGTTTAGTAGTCGAAGATTTAAATGGTAACCCATTGACCTATTCGTATTACGCTAAAGATTTAGATAGTGGAAACAGAGCATTGGGGCCAAAAAATCAAGATGATAGATCTGACAAGATTTACAATGGAGTCAACCAGACTAGCAATCTAGATGAAGATGTTTTGGTCGAGGTAATTAATTACATTAATAAGACCATCACCACTGATTCTCGCACAAATTCAAATTCAGAAATTCCATTCTCTATTATTGCATACAACCAAACTATCACTGGATTTGCAGAGGATTTAGTTGGACTCGACACTTTGCAAAGCACAGTTAAAATGACACCAGATCTGGTAGTATCTGAAGCAACAAAATCAGTTGTGGATGCGTATGCTTCAATAGACACTCCGCAGAAATTTTACGACATAGCAAAATCTTATCTTGTTGATAATTATGCAGGAGAAAATTCGCCATTAGTGTCAAGGGATGGAAACACAATTAATGCTGGATCTTATGATGTGGTTGTAAGTAGTTCAGCAGCAAATGCGTTTTCTTTGAGCAGTAATACACTTACGCTGAAAGCATCAACCTTTGTTGGGGATATTACTACGAGTGGATCTGTAAGTCTAACTGGAGTAAGCTACACTGGAACTATAATTGATTCATCTGGTACAAGATCATTTGGATCTTATGAAATTAAAAATTTAGTGTCTGGGTCAAGAGTGCAAGTTTACAATTTAACATCTAGCACAGAGATCTATAATGATATTGTAAATGCGACAACTTTGTCCCAAGGATTTGGAACAAGTGAAATGGTTGATGGTGACTCAATCAGAGTAAGAATAACATACCAGAATGGTAGTGTAGCCAAGGAACCACAGGAACTTACAGTGACTTGTCGAACTCCATCATGGGAGGTGAATGCTAGTCAAGAAAATGCTACAGAATACAATGCTTACCAAGTCGATGGAAGTGGAATCAATGAATTTACTTTAGATCTAGCTAGTGGAAAAATCGAAGTAGATATTAATGATTCTGATAACTCAACAAACATTCAAAGGGTAGGTGCTTGGTACTTCGCAGAATTAATGACAAGCAATGGAATTTCTGATTTATTTGGTGCTATTAATTGGATTGCCAGTAATCAGATCTCAATAGATGTAAGCAAGGTGGATTTGAAATTAGATAATACTAAATCTAATCCATTATTTTTAACAGGAGGTAGACTTTATCGGACTGATGAAACCACAATTATCGCAGCAACAAGTAATTCAATTCAAATCGATTACTCCCCAATTTATATTACAAATGCTCCACTGATTGAAGATATAAATAAAAACACAAAACTAATCCCAGCCCTCCTATGAGTATTTTAAAAGAAGTAGAAAAATTATACACTGATCTAAGGCAAGATATGTGTGGTGATATTGCTCAATACCTCGAGCATGAATATGTGGTTAAAACTCCATATTCTTTAATCATGGGCAAAGCAGTAAGGTCTGACGGTGGAGATCCTAATGGTCAGTGGAATGTTACCGCACCAGATGCATGGTTTGTTAAAACTGCTGTCGGGGAAGATCATATAAAA